CCAAAAGTGATTCAATCAAGTTATGAACAAAATTTTTATAGTTGATTGTTATAATAATCCTGGTCTTTTAAAGTTTATTCAGACCAAGTTATTTTTTAATGCCAAGAATGAAGCAGTATCTTGGGCAAGTGATTTTGAGGTAATTGACCATATTGACAACATTACTGAAACCGTCGGTGTAGTTATTAACAGCAATCAATTTGTTACAACTACCTTTAGGAATAAGTATCCAACAGTTGATACACTAGTTGATGCCAGGAATGACCCTGATCTAATAGAGTTTGACCCAGAGTACAATTATGTTATATCTAATCGTCCTCCGTTTGCGCCTGGCAGTAAACAGTTATACATACTTGAGAACTTGTATAAGGTAGTGTTGCGATCAAAGAAATTGGTATATCTTGATAATACGGAGTTGCCAACTGTAATAAAAGCTACCCCAAAACATTTTTATGGATTAGCAAGTGGGTGGAAAAGCGTAAGCATGGTTAGAGATATAGGAATTAGCCAACTAGAATCGATTACTATATATGATAAGTGCCAGCGCCAACTTGACTATCAAAAGTTTTTGCATAGTCAGCCTACTCTGCCAGACAGTGTAGATATTGGTTCTCCTGTTTATGGAGAATACAATCCGCCGGCTGACATTAGAGAATTTTGGCAGGAATGGCATAACACCAAAGTAAATTTTGAGTTGCTAGATTTATTTACTATTCCAAAATTTCCGGACGAAAGTTTAGTTTGGATTAGTAATGCATTTCATTATGAACCGACTATTTTCGAATACGGGTGGAAAGAGTGTATATCTGCAAAACAAAGGTTGCTCACACACAATAAATCGTGTACAATTATTTAAAATACAACTAAGGAAAAATACAATGGCAAAACCATTTGACATATCAAAGTTCCGCAAGGACATTACAAAAAGCATCCAAGGACTCAGCATTGGATTTAACGATCCAACTGACTGGATTGGCACAGGCAACTATGCACTGAACTATCTTATCTCTGGAGACTTCAACAAAGGTATTCCATTGGGCAAGGTAACTGTGTTTGCTGGCGAATCTGGTGCAGGCAAAAGTTACATCTGCTCCGGCAATATTGTAAAGAACGCACAAGAACAAGGCATCTTTGTTATTTTAGTCGATACAGAAAACGCACTTGATGAATCATGGCTACACGCATTAGGTGTAGACACCAGCCCGGCAAAGTTGCTTAAACTCAACATGAGCATGATCGACGATGTGGCCAAAGCAATTTCAACATTTATGATTGACTACAAAGCTCTGCCCGAAGAAGAACGCATGAAAGTTCTCTGGGTCATTGACTCGTTGGGCATGTTGTTGACTCCCACAGACGTTAATCAGTTCGAAGCAGGTGACATGAAAGGTGACATGGGCCGCAAGCCCAAAGCACTCACATCACTGGTTCGTAATTCTGTCAATATGTTTGGTAGTTATAACGTTGGATTGGTTGCTACCAATCATACATACGCAAGTCAGGACATGTTTGACCCGGACGACAAGATCAGTGGTGGACAAGGTTTTATCTATGCAAGCAGTATTGTTGTAGCCATGAAGAAGATGAAACTCAAAGAAGACGAAGATGGCAACAAGGTAAGTGAAGTGAACGGTATTCGTGCCGGCTGTAAAGTAATGAAAACACGATATGCTAAACCTTTTGAAGGCATGCAAGTTAAGATTCCTTACTCAACTGGTATGAGTCCACATTCGGGTCTGGTTGACTTGGCAGAAAAGAAAAACATTCTCAAGAAAGAAGGTAACAGTTTGGTATTTGTCACTAGTGATGGTGAAGTGATCAAACAGTTCCGCAAAAAATGGGAAGCAAATGAAAACGGCTGTTTAGATAAACTTATGGCAGACTTTGCCAATCAGAAAGAAGAAAAAACAGCAATAGACGACACCACAGTGGAGGAATAAAATGGCAGTGGATTTAGCAAGCGAAATTTGGAATGAACTTAAACGGTATGTTAACACAGTGGATCGCACCGAAGCCGCTGAAGTATTAGTATCTGTGCTGGTGGATAACGACTGTGACCCCGATGACATTCGAGCGGCGTTCAAAGGCGATGCAGACGTCAAAACAGCACTGGCAGCATATATTCGAGATCTAGACGACGAACCTGAAGAGGAAGAGTACGAAGACGAGGATGATCTAGATTCTGAATACGAAGACTAATCTAAAATATGTGGTATAACCGTGTCACTGCCAATCTGGGAGAAATCCCAGACTTTATTGCTCATTACGAAAATGAACTTGTTTCTGCACGTCGTGACTGTGCCATTGGCGGAATGGTTGAACGAAATATCACAGCACTTCCGGGTATTACTGAGCATCGCTTTAATCAACTACAAGAGATTGAAGCAGTGCTGAACTTCCTTAACATACAACTGCGTAAGATTCGTCGCCGACATTTTCAAAAGTATCTAGAAGGCTATGCTCGCGCATTGACCAGTCGCGATGCTGAAAAGTATGTGGACGGTGAGGATGAAGTAATTGATTTTGAAACCATTATCAACGAAGTTGCATTGTTACGCAATCGTTTTTTGGGCATTATGAAAGCAATGGAAAGTAAAAACTTCATGTTGGGACATGTGGTTAGACTGCGAGCAGCCGGCATGGAAGATATACAGTTATGACATTCAGAAACGATGACGAAAGTCATGCACACAGTTTACAAACACTCAACACACTGTTTGAGTACGATGACTTTATGGAAAGCATTGGCACACTGGTTGACTTAGGATGTGGTGCAGGACAAGATCTAGAATGGTGGGCGACTAGAACAACTCGAGACGATGCCCCAATACCCCTGAATATTCGTTGCACAGGCATAGACATAGGTGCTACACCTGCTGTGGTTAAAAAGCATTCTAACATTGTGTATCAAAAAATAGATTTTGAAAATACAGAAAATCTGCCTGGCAAATCAAAGTTTGATGTGCTATGGTGTCATGATGCATTTCAATACTGTATCAATCCACTGGCAACATTGGCAAAATGGAACACCATTGCCGAAGATGGCGGCATGTTGATCATGGCAGTTCCGCAAACTACCAACATGGATATACGTCAACTGGCATTTGTGCAACCAACTGGATGTTATTATCATCACACTGTGGTTAGTTTAATGCACATGCTGGCCGTCAATGGATGGGATTGTAATTCAGGGTTCTTTTTAAAACACCCAGACGATGAGTTTATACATGTGATTGCTTATAAGAGCAATCATGCTCCAATGGATCCAAAGACCACTACATGGTATGAGTTGGCAGATAAAAACTTACTGCCGGAAACTGCGGTAAGAAGTATAAATCGCTACGGGCATGTGAGACAACAAGATCTTGTACTGGCCTGGATTGACAAGAGTTTGTCTTGGTTAGGTCAACAATAATCGTCGAAGCGGCAATCCTGCGGCAATTTCCTCTGTGTACCATTCTGTGTGTGCCAGTCGCTCTAGCCATGCAGTTCGGTCCGGTTTTGACGGATGGTTGATCGCGGATAAATCTGTATTGCCAACAGGTGCTGCCAAACTACTGGCGTGTACAAATGCTGGAACGCCGTTTAATACAGCCAGTGATCCTGGACCACTGTTATAATTGATCACTGCCCATGCTGTTGACAAGCATCGATCATAATCAAAACTATCATATGTTCCTTGGATGGGCCGCGGCATCTCAATAACACAACCAGGAATATCACTGATACGCTGTCTAGGATGCGGTCGTATAATAATAGGTCTGTCTGTGTATTTTCTAATGGTGTTAGCAGTTTCAGTTAACCAAGCTGTAGTGGGTGGCTGTCCTGCCCACTGTTCACTGTCTGATCGTTGTGCGGCAATCACAATGTTGTAACCAGCATTGGTCCAGGGTTTTGCCTCCAGTCTCAACTGCGCCGCACGTCCTGGAATTAACTTTTTTCCGTAGTATGCATTATTACCAGTTCCGTTGACACCCAGTTTCCAAGTGCTGCCACGACGTAGCATGCCTACTTCGACTACTACGACAGGACGATTGCTGTTACGGAATGCGTCCCATACACCTTGATTGTGCTTCATTCTACCGTGCCATAG